ATGCGTTCTAGACTCTTCGAAAGAACCTCAGTGTGGGCTGGGTCGTAGCCAGCCTTATGGGCCAACCGTTCCACAACCAGCTGCTGTGCTCTGATCGTATGCTGTGCATTGAAGTCGTCGTAGTCCAGCATGACACTCACACCGTCTCCAAAACCCAGAACACGAGCCATTACTCCCAAGCTACCCATCGAACCAGGGTCAAGCAGTATCCTCCTGTTCTTCCAGGCACGCTCTATGGGCCTCAAGAACATCTCGAAGTTAGCGTAGCATACGGTGTCGAGGCTCAGCAATAGTCTCGTCTTCCCATGTTCTAGCTTGTCACTCGGGGTCACATAGCATTTGCCATCCCAGCCTTTGAGAGGATTATGTGTCCACGCCTCCATCGCGACTCGCTTGTGCAACCTGCCTGGCACATCAACCTTCCACCTCGGATTTTCCCTCTCCAGTGCACGATTGTGTGAACCGTTCACACACCACGCCCATCTGCGCTCCCACATCCGATCAGGATCTTCGAACTCAACATCATCAATGTCAAATTCATCCTTGATCACATAGTCGATTGCGTCAGATAACTCGCTGTCTGTGAACAACTGCGGAGCCTTCGCCCTTCCAGCATCGCCGGTGCGCGCCTTACACTCCGCAATGTCGTCAAGCTCACCTACGCCCCTCCCCTGCAAGCATTGAGCTTCACATAAGAGTGCGCCAACCGCAGTGCTGTTTGCACCTGCTCCTTTCAGAACTGTGGTTAACGCTTTGCAACCTGCAGGATCTAACAGCGCCCTAATGGCGTATGAAACAGGGTCAGGATGGAAGCCTTCCAGTATCACAGCGTACAGTAGACATGCAGCAGCTTGGTCATTGAACATCCCTCTCGTGTATCCACTTAACTGCATGTACCTAGTGGCCAAGTGCGGGTTGCGCTTCACTGCACACTCCCACACATCCGAGAACCAGACATTGCTTTTGGTCTTAGCGCCTGTATGTGACTTGACAGGATATGGTCGTGTTTCGCGTTCTCTGCGTAGGTTTATCCTCGGCCCGGGGTGGT